AGCCGATAGACCTCGGCGGATGCCAGGTCTTTTTCATCCAAAATCAAACCCTGCGCCACCCCCTCTCCCATTGCAATTAATTTCTCGCCGCCCGTTTGCATGGCGCGTTGCCAGTTCAACCAGTTCTTGCCAAAGTGCTCCTGCATGAAAGCGGCCTGCTCCTGCGCCGTGCCCAGTTGCAGATAAGCATCCGACATGGACGCCAGGCCTTGCAGACTATAATCGTAGGTCTTGCCGTTTTTGGCGACGGCTTTGTCCAGGTCTTCGCTGGAAACCGTCAGATCGTCCATCACCTGAATTAGGACGGACGCCTGTTCCGCACTCACACCTATTGAGGACGCAGTGGTCCGCACGTTTTCGGCCAACGCCATAAAGGTTCCCACTGTGGCTTCCAAAGCCTTGTCCACCGCGTAGAATGCAGCCGCGGCCGCACCTGCCACCACCCCTGCTTGCGTCAGGGTGGTGCGCAAATCGATCAGGCCGCGGACGGTGTCCTTGTCCGCGTTGCCCTGTTTCAGGGTCTTGATGATGATCGAGAGAACGGATTGAGCCATAGGATTAGTTTAGGTAACTGCGGTATTTCATTCGACTGCGAAACTCGACAAATTTCTGGTCGGCCTGCTTCTGTGCGGTCTGCATCTTCGGTAGGTCGTCGGCCAGCCCGATAAAAACCTCGATCCAGTCGTCGGATAACTGGTCCACTTCGAAGGGCGAGATCACCGCGCCGCCGCAATAGCGGCAGGAGTCCGTGTTTGGCTTTGCGATTGACTGGCGGCCCATAATCATACCCGTTTACGGGCATTATAACAGGGAGAGGCAGAGGAGTCAATAGGCTGGCGCAGCGCCCGGCAGAAAAAAACGCTTGACATCCGCAGTCGCCGGGGTTATACTGTCCGCGTGACCCCGCAGAAAAACCAAAAATCAATTTGGCCTCCGGTCCTGCTCACGGGTGCGGGGTCACGCTCCATCCTCGGGCCGGAGGCTCCGATTTAATGCCCTACCTAAATCTCGACCCAAATTATTTCGATCACGAAAAAACCAAGAGGCTAGAATTCGCGCTCGGCCCGCAAGCATCAATTTTCCCAATCCGGTTATGGGCTATCGCGGCGAAATCGTGTCCCGAGTCTGGGATCTTCCGCAATATCGAGCCTTTGGAGATAGAGCACCTGATTGGATGGGATGGGGAGCGTGGCGTATGTTTCGCGGCACTAGAGCGCATCGGCTTCCTTGACCGACAAGACAAAAACATTTCGATTCACAAGTTTTTGGAACACCAGGGTCATCTACATGCTTTTAGGGTCCGGTCTATCAGGGCCAATGCGAAAAGATGGAGTAAATTAAAGCGTAATAAGATGCATCCTTCAGCACTCCTTGAGCATTCCTTAGAGACTCCTCCTTGCCGTACCTTACCTATCCTTACTAAGCCTATACCAACAGATAAAGATATCCCCCCAAAAATCGAGGACATACGCACCTACTGCCAAGAGCGCGGGAAAGGACTCGACCCGGAGAAATTCTACGACTACTACCAGTCCAACGGCTGGCGAGTCGGGAAAAATAAGATGAGGGACTGGCGAGCCGCCGTCAGGACCTGGGAGAAAAATCAAAATGGAACAACAACCAACAAGCACGCAGGATACTCGGCTCCTACCCCAGGAAAATTCGACGCATTCCGAGGCTAAGAAGTGGTGCCCGGTCTGCGAGTATCCGATTGGACCCGACGGATGCGATCATTGCTCCGATGAACAAGAAAAGGTACTTGAAGCGGCCCGCCTAAAAAAAATAGGGCAGGAGGATAAACTGGAAAAGGCCGTTAAGTCCCTGGGGGGGAAGAAGGCATATCACTGCTTCACCAAAGAGAAATTCGTCCGTAGATGCCCAGCATTGGAGTACGCCCATCATTCAGCCGTTGAGTTCGACCCAGACAAGGAAAATCTATACATCTTCGGTCCTACAGGCACAGGAAAAACTCATTTGGCCACCATCGCGGCCAGGACTCAAAAAAAATATGTTCCCGAGGTGCTTAAGCCCCAGACCATATCAGAGTTTATCCGCTGTTCGGCGGATGCAAACCAAGAGGCGAGTCGCATAGAGAGCCTGCAAGAGGCTAGATTGTTGGTCATCGACGATATCGGGACCGAGAAAATGACGGAATTTCTGGCGTCCCTGATATACCGCATCATTGACGGTAGATACATGGATATGCGTAACGGACTCGTCATAACCAGTAACCTGGATCTCAACCAATTAACCGAAAAATTGGGGAGCGACCGGATCCCGTCCAGACTCGCGCAAATGTGCAAAATAATTTCCCTGGTCGGACAACAGGATTGGAGGGTAAAGAAATGAGCGACAAGACCTTCGCACATCGTTTGCGTGATTCCAGCGACGATACACGCGAGGTAATATGGTCCCGACGCACTTCTCACGACTCAAAAATGCTATGGGAAATCCCCTGCCCCGAACGATGGGAGCTCCTGCCAGCATCCGAGCGCAAGATGCGCTCTCAGTGCTGCGCCGCTGTCTGTTCCTGCTTTGGAAATCGGCTAAATCCCAAGGGGTTATAGCGACAGCCAAGATATGCGGCGGGTGTGGGAAACCAATCGCCGGACTCAAGGTCCTGTCCAATGTCCCCGAGTTTACACCCGAAATCCACCGTGATATCCTGGCCGATGTCGAGCGCTCTCTCTCCCTCGGCGTCGAGGTGCAACCCGATGGATCATGGGCGCTCTCCGGTCGACCACGGAAATACAAGATCGGCGGCGTGGCCCGCGAAGTCCTCGCAGATATCGTCAAGGCATCCAACGCCAACCAGCCCGAGCAGCCGGAGTTCTGAGCCGTTAAGAGTCATGTAGTTAATGTTCGGTTTTCTACGGCAAAAAACCGAAAGAACTTGACAAGCAGGAAATCCGGTGTATAATATCGGCGTGGAAGCGGAATCGTTTACAAACCAAAAAAAAACCGAATTGGAAGGAAAGAAAAATCCTCCGTACCTTTTCCAGCCTGGAAATAAATTTGCTGTCGGTCATGGTCGACCCAAAGGCACTACAACGCTATCCCAAGTTCTCAAGCGTTTGGCCGGTGAAATAGACCCCGACACCGGAAAGACAAATCTCGAATTGATAGCAGAGGCTCTTATCCGCAAGGCTCGAAAAGGAGACTCAAAATCTACTGAGATATTTCGGGATACATCCGAGGGTAAACCCGTCGAGAGGATCAGGGTGTCCAAAGGACCGGACGAGTCGAACATAACCGATCAGGAGATAGATGCTGAGATCAAGCGCCTCGCTAACGGAACCGGAGAGGGAGAGAATCCGGCACCTCCTGGCCCTGCGGCATTACCGGGAGCAGAATGAGCAGATACGGTATTTCCTACCCCATGGTGGGCAGGATAGATTTATCTCCGAGATATCACGCGATGGGGCGTTCATCGTGATTGCTGGATCTGGTACTGGGTGGGGAAAGTCGGAGTTGATGGTGGCGATACTATCGGCCATAGTATGGCCTGGAATGGCACCATCGTGTTTCGCCGCGCCGATATTCAAAGATTTTCCGCACGAGAAGAGAGCTCGCATCATCTCCACGCCCAAAGAAATCGAATCCATTGGGAGTTTGCAAAACGCGATAATGCGGTACTTTCCGACGGACAGATACGAGTCCCATAGGAAGGGGAAATTCTATCCGTGCGAGTGGACCACTGATACCGGATGGGTAATCGACGCGATGACATACGAGCAGAGCGAGTCGGAGTTCGCCGGACCCAACATCGGCCTTACGATTTTCAACGAGCCCCCACCTAAGCCGATATGGGATGAGTCTCTTAGACGGACAAGGGCCGGAGGTGTCGTCCTAGGTGCCATGACCAGCCTGCTACAAAATCCTTGGGTAGTTGACGGGATATTCAACCGTGCGAATGGCCAGGATGTCCGTGTAATTTTCGGAGATGTGGAGGAAAATTGTAGGCAACATGGGAAAAACGGCAACCTTGACCATGACGCAATCGAGAGGGCCTTGAGCAATCTGGACCCGGACGAGAGAGAGGCCAGTAGGACGGGGAAGCCCCTGTCACTCAGCGGTCGAATCCTAAAATCTTTTTCCAGGCAAGTCCATGTCGCTCCGACCATCGAGAGGACCGATGTTTCTCGGTACATGGTCGTGGACCCGGCCATCGGCAAGCCGGTATTCGCCGTCTGGGCCACCGTTGACGCGACAGGAGCGCTCCACATTTACGATGAGTACCCGGATTTTGAGTTTGAGGGAGCGAAGGACTCCAATCTCAGCGTCAGAGACTACGCACAGATATTCCTAGCGCGAGAGTGCGGGAAAGAAATAAATGTCCGCATCCTCGACAGGCACTTCGGGAATGTCCGGCGCACGATGGGCGGGATCACCCTTAAGCAGGAATTTGCCCAGGAAAATCTATTCTTCCAGGACTCATATCAGGTCGGAGATATCGGCTCCGAGGTCGAAACAGGAATCCTAAAGATCAAGGACTATCTCCGCTACGACGCATCCCGGCCAATCGACAATCTCAATAGGCCGAAGCTCACGATTTCTCCGAGCTGCCCCAACACGATAGCCGCAGCCGAGCGTTGGGCGCGTGATCCTAAGTCCGGGAAGCCGCAAGAGCAATACAAGGACCCGATGGATTGCGTCCGCTATCTGGTCGAATCCAACCCGGAAGTACAGACCGTGAGAGCGTATGAACCACGAAGGACGGCGCATTACGGGGTCAACAATGCCTGACGCTTTAATGAACGGGCAAGGCCTCATCGAGGTAAAGCCGGACGCCATGGATTACCTTGCTTCCATCGAGTCCGAGAGAGAGCAGAGAGAGGCCGAGCTCGCCAAAGAAGTCGCCCAGCAGGAAATGCTTGAGTGGTGCAACGGCTGGCTTTCCAAAGCGCAGGCATGGCGGGCCGCATCCTGGGAAGATGCCTGGGACTCGTATCGTAGAGCTGCCGAGGCCATATACGATCCGGTACTATCTGCAAAGAAACTGAGTTGGCAATCCCGGGTATTCGTCCCTATCACGCCATCACATCGAGAGACCGTAAAGGCACGCCTGTTTCGCACGCTCCTGGGTCCAAATCCATTCATAGAGGTCAAGGCTCGGGGGACTCAGGAAAACGACCAATCCGAGAACATCCGCGATATCGTAATGCGCGAGTACGAAAAATGCGGGTACAAGTCAAAATTTGATATCGGGCTCGATGATGCCACCACCTACGGCTCCGGTTTCTTCCGGTCAAGATTTGAGACAGGAAAGACCGAGCCAAGGCTTGTCAGGACTCCGGTCATGGCCCCCATAGACACCACTGACCCGATGGCGGTGGAGCAGGCTTTGATCAATGGTCCGAGCATAGTTGGCTACCAGGATGAGGTAAAGGACATCCTCGTCTACCGAGGTATTGTCTTCGACCCGATTTCAATATGGGATGTTTTTCCAGATCCGCAGAGTATTGATGATGATGATGGACGGCCAGTTGCGGCACGGTATCCGATCACATACGGCGATGTGGTCCGAGGAGTTGAGCGTGGCTATTTCAGACCGGAATCCGCCGAAACTCTCAAGGATGTGTCCGACCCGCAAAGGACTCCGGACGAGAAACTGACACTCAAGTCAGACCGTGGCATTCAGGATGAATCCACGCCAAAGACCAAGTACCAAGAGGACCGGGAATGTTATGAGTTGTTCGCCAACATCCCGGCTAAGTGGCTGGCGTCCGGTGGAGATCCGGAATCTCTGATCTACTCCAGAATCATTTTCCACAAAATGGCTATCCTTTCCGCACAACCCATGCGGTCCTATGACGGGAAATCACCAATCCGAAAAATGGACTACATGAAGAAGGCAGGTCAATACTACGGTATCGGGATACCGGAGATGCTGAAGGATATCCAGCTCGTAACGAACGAGGCAGTAAACCAGCGTCTTGACCAAGGGAACCTGAGAGCTACGGAGAAATATGGAGTCATAGAGCGTCTGTTGATCAATCCGAAAGAGCTAGATGACGATTCTCTAGGTGGAGTGGTCAGGTTCGATCTGAAGGCCATGCAGGCTGCTGGAATAGGCGATGTCAAGGCGGCTTTCATGGTCATGCCTCGTGGGGATGTCCCGAGAGAGGCGTTCATCGAGCCTCAGGAGATGGAGCGGTACGCGCAGGAAAGGACTTCAGCGACCAGGGCGACTATGGGAATGGCCGGAGCGGTCAGCGACACAAACAAGACCCTCGGCGGTCAGCAGATAAACATCCAGCAGGCCGGTGAGAAGTTCTCTTACATCGGCTCCCTAATCGAGACCCGGACCATAAAGAAGATATTCATGGATTTCTGGAAGGAGATATATCTCAACATACAGCCGGAGGATGTGATAGCGGCCATCGGGCAGGAAAGGGCTCAGAAATTCGAGCTTCTGACTCCGGAGCAGATAGACGAGAGCTATACCTACGAGCCGCAGGGTATCTTCGAGATGGATAACAAGGCCATGAAGCAGGCAATGATAAAAGACCTGCGGGCGCAGTTCATCGGTGCGCCATGGCTGGATGATACTAAGGTGTTCGAGTCGGAGGCCCGCAATGTCGGGATAGACCCGTCAACTCTAATGAGATCACCGGAGGACACGGAGAAGATGATGATGGTCATGCAGCAGATGAAGGACATCGAAATGGACAAACAGATGCAGGCGACCGGAAAGTCTGCCATGCCGAGCCAGGGTATGGTTGGCCGATGACCGTGGAAGAGCGCATCCGCAGGACAGCCGCCTTGCGGCAGATGACAGCCTCCGATGGCTGGAAGATCGCCCTTGAGTACATAAGCGAGAAAAAGGCGCAATCGTTCGAGTCTCTTACAAAGATGATGGAGAGAAACCCTGAGAAGTTGACCAACAGGACGGCCTTCGCCCACGGACTGAGGAACAGGGCATTAACCGATTTTATGGACTGGCTGGAAGATGAAGTAAGACTCGGAGATGTCGAGGCCGAGAAGATTTTGAGGCAATCCGAGAAGTCCGGACCCTCAAGGGCTGGGCAATCCTAAATGGACCCCGGCAAAATGACGACCCCAGAGATGGGCAATCGGAGGCGAACAAATGCCTGATGCAATGGTGGTAGACGGGGTTTCGATGCAAGTCGAAGTCCCAACAGAAGTACAGATGGGCGGTGGTTCTACGGAGCAGAAGACGCCTGCGATAGAGGGATTCTCCGGAAGGCCGGAGGATGTAGAGAAGGACATGGCCCTAATCAAGGCGCAGATGTCTAAGCCGCAGGAAATTCATGCGCCTGCCCCGATAGTGCAAGATCCTGTCCAGAATCCTGTCGTCCCTGAGCCTGTGCAACCGGACGGAAATCAGCCCCCTCCGGCCCCAGCAACCCAGCAAGTGACAGAGGTCCCGGACAAGTTCAAGCGCGCCGATGGAACCGTGGACATGGAGAAGTTGACGACGAGCTACTTGGAGGCCGAGAAAGCCCTGAAGAAGGCACAGCAAGCCGCACCAAGGCCTATTCAGGATCAGGCACCGGGTAGTCCGGCTGTTCCAAACTCACTAGAATCTCAGATCGAGGCCGACATTAAGCAGTATGGTTTCGGTCGGGTCCTGGTGAACCTCCACAATGCGGCCAAGGATGCCGCATACGCTCAGGCAAGATCGGATATGGATGTGGTTCTTGCCAAGAACGAGGAGAACAACCGCATAGCCGAGCTCAAGTCCATCGGTGAAAAAGACCCATGGGTTCTATCCGAGAAAGGGATGAATGAACTCATGGCCATTCGGCAATCCAATCCATGGATCAATCAGTCGCCTGAACCCATGAGAAACGCCTACTTGTTCGCCAAGGGCATAGAAGTCGCAAGAAGTAAGAGTCCTGCTCCACAGGTTCAAACGCCCAATCCAAAGGAACCGACACCGCCTTCAGCGGCAGCCGGTTCGGTGGTCAGGACTTCGCCTCAGAAATTGGATACCCCGCAGAAACTCCAGGAATACCTAAAGAAGCTCACGCCGGAACAGGAACAGATATTCTGGAAGAAGCAGGGACTGAGATTCTGAGGCAAAACAAAATGGGTGTTTAGAAGAAAATGGCAGACCAGGGAACAAGCACACTGATAGACGACAATATGCTGCTCGTCTATCTCAACAGAAGGCTGATCAAGGTCTTGGAAGAGACCACGGCTTTCTACCAACTCGGAGAGAAGCATCCGCTCCCGCTTGGGTCAGGCACTCAGATGACCTTCAACGGGTGGCGGCGCCTTGCGGCGGCTTCCGTTACCTTGGCCGAACAGTCGGCCAATTCAGCCGCCGTCCTTTCGTCCCGTCGGGTGAATGTCACCATCGCCCAGTATGGCCGGGCCACGAAAGTCAGCACCCTGTCGGAGGATACGCTCATCTCCTCGCCTGTTCAGGGTTCCATCGAGAGGCTGTTGCAGTCGGCGGCTCTCACGCTGGACAATGTGTGCCAGTTGGCCGTCATCAAGAACAGTCTCAGCCAGGTGGGCAAGGATGGAAGCAGGAGCACGATCATGTCGGCTTATGCTTCCGCTATCGCCTCGTCCTTCTGCGCCGACACCGGCACCCATGCGGGCACGCAGTTCGGATTCCCGGCC